TCCCTGCCATTACTCATCAATACGGCTGTAATTCAAAACATTGCCTTGGCCATACTGAGCTTCGGCAAGCATTTTGGCTTCATAGTCGTTGTTAGCGAAAATAAAGGTATTAGCAGTTTGATACTCATTGATACGAACCCAAATAGCATACTTATACATACATTTCTCCAATAAAAATTGTATATTTGTATTATAGTGATGATTCTATAATTTGTCAATGATGTGGCTTATTTGCCACTATTTTAGTCCATTGAGTCTGTAGCAGCCTACCCATGTAGGTGTGCTAGCGGGAGCGCCATTAGGATAACTTTTGGTAACATCACCGTCATTTGGATTGTTACTGGCTCTAGGACTTTGGTTGCCTCCAATAAAGGTAAATTTTCCTCCTGAAGCACTAAAAACAAAATTTACATGCCTATAACTCCAAAATGCTATATCACCTGGTTGGGCTTGGTCTTTTGGCACGCTTACTGCTCCCCAGGCAGCAGGATTTTGAGTGATAGCAGCCGCACTGGCGGTTTTTACAAATTTGTTTCCTGAAGCCATCAAACAGTAATTCACAAATCCCATACACCAAGCAGTTTGATCTGTGTTCCAAGGACTGGCTGCGCCAAATCCTAATTTAGACCAAATACCAGTAATATTTGGATTACTTGCACCACCTCCCTGCCCTGTCTCACGCCACAAACCACGACCTGCTTCACTTAATATATTGTTTAACAGCAATAATAATCCAGTCGTGGCAGTGGTAGAAGTGGTAGTTCCTGTCGTACCTGTGATAGGTGTAACATCGACTCCGTCTTCTGCCGGACTGTAATTTCCTTTAATTCCGTCTGCGGCGGCATTACCATTGTAAAAACTATTTGGACCTGAAGGATTGTTAGCCTGTTGTGCTAATAAACTATCAGTATTCCCAGATGTAACTGTAACTACAGCAGGATTTACCAATGCGCTGGCTCCATCTGCGTTAACATTAGCAAACGCACTGCTAGTACCTGCTTGTAACCATAATGCCACAGGCACATTGTTTACATAGACATTATTGCTATTATAAACATCTTTAATTTTACCATCGCCAGGAATGTAAGGCATATTTTATCCTAAAGCTATACCAGTTGTGCCCTGCATGTACTGTTTGGCAGCATCGCTTTTACTTGGAGCTACTACAAAAAGTTGATTTTTCCTAAGGGTGTATTCATCTTTGCTACTCAAAAACATCCACGGTATCATTCCTAGTCCACCAGGACCTCCTAGAGTCAATGCTAGTGGTCTAGTTATTGTTATATCATCTGTAGTTTCTTGCTCAAATCTGGCAATAATTTCATCACCGTTAATCAGCTTTATACTAACTACATCTCCCTTAGTAAAACCTTTGTTAATTAACATATTTTCCTCTATTATTCTTCGCCTATTAATCTTTCTAAAGTCTTGTAATGCTCATATGCTTTTTTAAGTGCTGCAAACTTTTCTAATCGTTCAGGACTAGGTTCTTGAAGAACAGCTAACCTATCTTCTATCTTTTTTAAGAGATGTAATATACTATGTCCTTGTATTTTTACATCACCTTCAAATTCTGCATCACCCTTTACTGATAATGATGAATCTAATTGGCTACCAGTGATCTTAGGGTAATTGTACGAAGACCATTGAGTGTGGTTCCAATTATTGGCAGTATTAAGTAAAGTTCCTTGAGCACCTGATGATAGAGCAGAAGTATAAACTCCCGACGTATCAATGCTGATTGTATCTAGAGCAGATAGGTCGCTGATAGTCAATGGTGGTAGACTAGTAAAAGTATCCATGCTGGAAAGTTGACTAGTCATATGATCACTGTCTGCGGTAATTTTAAGATCTTCTTCTCTATCCATTTGCAGCCTCTAACAAGTAATTCTTGAGTTCTGCGTAGCCTCCTATTAGGGTATCGTCTATAAAAATTTGTGGCACTGTTTTAGCATTAGGTACGGCTTCTAAAAGTTCTTCTTTGGTCCATCCATCGCCTATTTTTCTTTCTTCAAAAGAAATACCTTTAAGTTTAAGTAAACTTTTTGCTTGGTCACAATTTGGACAGTGATATTTGGACCATAGAATTGCTTTCATCTTATTCTCCTTATTATAATGTTGGCAAATCTTCGTAATCTACCTTATCGCTCATAACACCGATTACGTAGTTTGTACTCTCATTTTCTTGTAGAGCAGTCTGTTTTTTGTTGATATTAACATGTTTGTTAAACCATGGAATTGGACTGGTCTTAGGGTGATCACCGTTATAGCGGATACCGATATCCTTCAAACGATTAAATGCTGTGTAATCAACAAAATCTTTCAGTATTTGGGGATTTAGGCCTATAACTACTCCTCTATTGAAAAGATAATCAGCCCAGGCTTTTTCTTCTGCTATAACATCCATATACATGTTATACACTTCATCTTTACAACTATCAACAATTTTGGCAAATCTTGGATCCTCTTTTTGAACCTGATTGATTATCCAAGCGGTCCATTCTGTATGTAATAATTCATCCTGTAGAATAAGACTGATAATATTACCATTACCGATAAAAATACGATTCTCTACCATAGCCAAACTAGTAGCGAAAGATACCATAAACCTTATAGCTTCCAGTGCGTAACTGGCGTTCAATGCCAACCAAATTGCTTTAATATGTGTTGATTCAAGAAATGGTATAGATGGAGGCTCGGAACTTTCTTTTATACAATTTAATCTATGCAGGTCATCGTAGTATTTGCCTACACTACTGGCCATGTCTACGATTTCTTGTGTGTCGTGTATGGTATTGAATACATCTTTAGGTATGCCATAGACATTTCTTATAATATGACTATAACTTTTGCTATGAATATTAGTTTCAAAGAAACTCCAGTTGCTCACCAGAGCTTCTAGTTCAGGAATACTGATCACTGGTCCAAATATTTGGGCAGGCGCTCTACCTTGAATGCTATCTAACGCAGTTTGTCTAAGAAGATTGGATGTAAAGATGTGTTTGACCGCATCAGTGGCCTCCTTAAAATCAATCTTATCTTTGGTCAATGAAATTTCCTCTGGTACCCAAAAGAAACCTCTGGCTAATTCTTCATATTTTTGTATTTTTTGATATTTTACTTCTTCAAAGCGTTGTACTGTAACAGGACCTTCTGGATCTAAAAACATTTTTCTCTTCAGATAATTTATTGGTTTTCTTATATCGTATTGCTCTTTACTCATTTCATGCTCCCTCCATATCTGTGTCATCAAACTCTATCTGTAAATTTCCTTCTTTATCTATCCAGACTCTTCTTACATCCGGTTGTGTCAAAGCGTTTAGGACAGCGTCAACTCCTCTTTCGTCTATGTCTATATGTTCATGAACTCCATAATAGGCCAACCATGTGGTTATTTGCTGGCGTTTAGGAGTTTTAGATTTCTTACTCATAAAACACAGGCCTCGCAAGTATCATCTGTTATTTGAACTGCTTGTTCTTGTATGACAGTATTGGTAGCAGTAATCTCCGACTTGGCACCTATCTTATTGATTAGGCTATAATATATTGTTTTGATACCCCATTTGTAGGCCAGCATTAGATTTTTGGCAATTAATGTTCCAGGAACCTTGCCACCTTGAAAATAAGCAGGATTATAGAATGTGTTTGTACTTAAACTTTGATCAATATAGGCTGCTAGGACTGCCGCTGTTTTGAGATAACCAAGGCAATCTTTTTGTTCCCACATAAGCTCATATCTATTTTTTAGTCTCTTATAGTCAGGAACTACTTGTACGAACGATCCGGCCTTGGATTCTTTGACACTGATCAATTCCATAGGCATTTCAATACCGTTGGTAGAATTTAAAACTACTGAACTTGACTCAACAGGCGCTACTGCCATAAGCGTACCATTTCGGATACCAGACTTCTTCATACGTGCTCTTAGAGGCTCCCAATCTAAACTAGGTGTGAAATCTGTTAGTTCGTTAACTCCCGAAGTCCTACGTTCCCAAGGAAATACTCCTCTACCATAATAGGTAAATTCACTTCTGGCACAGG